CATCTCTTGCACCTAGAGCTGTACCTATATTGATTACTATAGTTCTAGTAGCGTAATTGGACTCTTCAGTAACTATGTTGAAGTTCTGGGTAAGTAACCCACCTTCGTCTAAGGTAGTATTGAAGTATTCCTTCCACAGGTGTACGGCATTCTGCCAGTAGTTATAGTGACTCCTTCCAGGAGGTTCTGGGAATGCCCAACCGAANCTCCTGTGAGGTACCGTAGTAGCTGCTTTGTTGTCAGTGGAGTTGATACCGTTAGCAACATCTTCAACAGCCCACTCTGTGCTTTGTAAAGGCTTAGTAGCCATAGTTAATTCCTTAAAGTTTAGTTATCGTTGAAGATGAATAATTCACCAGCTACACCACTAGTGTAGGTTTCCCCATTAGTATCATTATACCATCCACCAGCAAGACCAGAGTAGACTACCCACCTTCTAATCTCTAGGTAATTAGATCCAGACCTAGCAGTTATGCTACCTGCACCCCAGATAAGATCTCCACCTGGATTTATTCCAGAGACTATAGTATTAAGGCCCACCCAACCCTGATTAATATACGGGGTTATGGATTGATAAGAAGAGGACCCAGAGGGTATCACAGAACAGGAGACATCCTCGACAACAGGCCCAGATACGTACACAGACCCATCATTTACATTAACAGCTGAAGGAGGTGTACCTCCTGGAAATGTGGGTAGTGAAGCCTTCTTAGAGTAAGAGGTAGATCCAAGAGGCTTTACAAACACCCCTGTATCTGCTCCTGGGTATATTAAGTTCAGGGATAGGTAGTAGAAGTCTCCTGTTTGTTGATCTACACACAAACTAACTATGTATTTCTGAGAGTCTATACCTCCCTCAAGAATCCAGTCTCCTGCGCCTCCAAACTTCCTGTATATAAAGAATTCAGAGTTAGCAGTATCATGTATACCGAGGAATACATCATCGTTAATAGTGGATACTGCTATACGGCCTGTTAGAGATGATGTAGGTTCAGGCAGTGGTACTGTAGTATCCTGTACAAATGTACTGGTACCGAACTCTCTTACATAAAGCTTCACAATAGAGTCTGCATCATCTATGGCTATAGCATAAGTATCACCTTTGCTATTCCAGTGCAACCCTGACAGTTGATGATTGGTAAGGTTATGAGTCTCAGTCCTGTATTTCTGGTACTGATGTACTTTGTGGAGATAGATACCTGCACTGGTGTTAACCCACAGGTCTCCTGTTTGTTGATCTATTTCTATATCAATACAGGTACTAGGTAGAGGCTCACCTAGTCTCATGAAGGATGTTCCAAACCCCTTGTACAGCAAGTATACGCTTGGGGTGGCACTATCATCTACTATATATACATCACCAGTTGATTGATCTAAAGCTACATCCGCTATACCTGTTATTTCAGAAATAGTTATAGCAGTGGATGTAGTGAACTTATCATCAGTCTTATATACTATATTACCCTCTGTTACATACATGTGCTGGTTATCGTAACCCCCTGAAACTAACCTCTCTGGAGCACTACCTGGGTAAGATCCTTGTACTATGGCTGAAACTCCACCCCACTTTAATACTGAGTCTGCAGGATCTGCAGCATTAGATATCAAGGAGAATTGGCTCTCAGTTACGTCTGCCATTATAGCTGCTGAAGGGAACCCATCAGCTGATGTTTCAGAAGGACCACCACCATTATCCGTTATCGAATGAACCCTGTCAGATAATGCATCTGTAGGAGATGCCTCTGCTATATAGACACCCTCATTAGTCCCCCTGAATGAAATCTTACCTGGTACATTTCCTGGGAAGGTTCCCCACTGAGATACTACTCCAGTAGATAGATTCTGTCTATACACCTCATTATCGGAGGTCCTAGTCATGTATAGGTAATCATCTATATCCTGGATACCACCTGGAGAGAATGCTATGTGATCTGCTTCAAAGGTAGCGTGAAGAGTCCAGTAGTCAGACCTATCAGGTATTTTATATACCTCACCAGTACCAGCAGTTAAGTCGTTTTTAAGATCTCCACCATACAGGTCATTGTTAGTGCTATCTACTGATATATATATTGGGTAATCAAATAAGGGCTGTGTAGGTATCTTCTTAAGGACTGATGAACCCTTCCGTAGTACATATACCTCTTGTACATTGATGTTGATAGTAGAGATGAATGCATCACCACCATTACCTACCTCAATAACACCTAGTGATAGGTTTGGGTCTCCAGGGAACTCTGTTTTCCATACAGACCCGTTGTAACTGTATACACCACCCCCTGCAAACGATACATCAGCTACAAACAGATCACCAGTCTCTTGGTCTACAGATAAGCTGCCTGGGTGAGTTCCAGGAAAACCTGCTATAGGTACAAATGAACCAGTGCCTCCAGATGATACATACAGGTTATATACAGGGCCTATATTATTAATTGTAGCTACATATATATCATTGGTATCTCCATGAACAGACATACTTAATATTGCATCATCAGGAGGTAGAGTGGGTGATAGGGTCCATGATCCTGAACTATAAGTATAAAAATCTGTACCTGCACCGCCAGTTCCATGAAAAGCTAGTACACCTTCACTGGAGGGATTAACTGCAAGGTTTACAACATCTGTTTGTCCTGGAAAATTAGATGATATTGAGTTATACACACCATCCCTATACTCATATATAACCTGTGTTAGTGGCTGTGAAGAGAAGTTCTTTTCTAGCCTGCTAATGTATAATACCCCATCAAAAGGGTTATATGCAGGTGTGAATGCAAAAGTATCAACTATTGGCGGGAAGGTACCGAGCTGACTTGCGTGATCTACTTGAGAAACACCCTCACCTGCACTCCACCCAGAGCTAGTATCAGTAGCATCAAAAGTCCTATCTACAACGTCTGTAAGAACACCTCCATAGGTTGATAACCAAGCTGGGTTCATTGTAGTATTCTGGGAAATAGCAGCTAGAGTAAACCCAGTACCTGTAACTGTAATAGTATCAAGAGAAGATGAGGCTGATACACCATCTAAGGCATCTATTAAGGCAGCTAACTCAAGAGCGGCTACATCAACATCAGCAGCTGATGACTCATTCTCTACAAAGTTACTGTTGATCATTACTGAGTGCTTCTCACCTACCACAGCAGTATCTATAGTTATATCTGCTGTAGTCAACTCTTCGTAATCCTGAAACCACTTACCTGCATCAGGGCTGTCGTAGTAAGAGTAGTCTATTAGACCTGAATCAGGATTAACAAAGTCAGTATCACCAAAAGGATCTGGGTCTACTGTGACGAATAGTGTACCATCAAAGGTTGCTTCTAAGGTAAGTATAACAGTAGCAGCAAGTAACCTCTTAAGATCATCCACTGCTTCCTGATCTAGGTTACTTCCATCAGTAACAGCTGTTAAGTTAGCAAAGCCTGCATCTGTGAGTTTAACATTCTCACCACCTGTCAAGAACTTAATAGCCTCTGTGACGAACTCCTCAGTACCTTCAGACTTATTGAAAAATACCTTCATCTGAAGTCTTTTACGGTATGTCTCGTCATCATCTCCGCTACGGGACTCATTGAGTATAATACCTATTCTATCTAACCAATATTCCTCTACAACATCCAGGTCAAGTGTCCCGTTAATATCAGAGAACACATCCTGTAATTCAAACAACTCCTCTACAAATATAGAGAGTAGGTCTTCAATCCCCTCCTTATCCCTGAACTGCATAGGCAGTCTTGATAAAGGTCTCTGGAGGACATCTTCAATGATTTCTATAGCCATGATTTTGCCTTATGGTAATACAGATAGTGCCACGTTAATACCATCTAGTGATATGAACTCTGACGATGCTATTGCTATTGGGTCTCTTTCCCCAGATATTCCAGTAGGTGCAGTAGGTGGTGTTGAGTCTACAGAAGCAGTTACATAAACCTCTACAGCTTCCAAGCCCTGCACATCAGTCATGACAGCTACTTCAAACCGCTGAGGTATGACATTAGTACCTGGGTTTGTGGTTGCTACATAATCCTCTACAGCAGCTGTTATAGAGCTTTGTATAAGCTTAGGTTGAGCCTCTTCATCATATATAGAGTATTTGACAAGTACAGATAATGCCCTCTCAATGGGCCTGCTGAACTCTACTAATTGGTTATTATTGCTAATATCCTTAACAGGTATACCTAACCCACCATTAATGTTTCCATAGGTAGCTATACCAGCAGGTTTAGTTTTCCAGATAGTCTCTGCTATCTCCTGATCCTCACCACCTGTTACGATGATCTCAAAGGTCTTGGCAGGTCTTCCTTCTGCATCAGTAACTTCTGAAGAGTTCTCTACTCCAGTAACTCTGGATACCCCATCTATAGATGATACATTATCTACAATAGAGTCAATTGTACCTGACCCTATGATTGCTAGGGATGATCTTCTACGATCCCTATACTCTGTATCTGTCTCTATGTTTCTACCTAATGTAGCTACTGTGGTGCTTATTACTGAATTAAGTCCAGTGACCGCAGAGATAATCTGATCAACTTCTCCAACATCAGCAGGAAGAGGACCAGTAGCAGTAGCATTGCAAAAGAGAGTCTTACCAACCCCACCGTTAGTGAGTAGAGAAGGCGTAAGATTAGAGTATTCAAAGTTATAAGATCCTGTGTCAGCAGTTATGGTTAGGACACCAGCATCTGCTGTTGCAGTAACTATCGTGTTAACATTGGAATCTGCATTGATGTCATCTCGTAGACCCTCTGCTAGAGTAGTTGGGTCTGAAGAAGACCCATTCACATGGCTTACTGTATTACCATCAATACTAACTGATCTTGTATTAGCAGTACCATCATTAACAGTAACCTCTATGTAAGATATAGGGCTAGTCTCATCTAAAACATCATTTGCTACAGGAGAAAACCTAGTGGTACTATCCGCTATACCTACAGTTGCAGTAAGTGGTATGCTTGTTGCATTATCACCTATATACCTAACATAGACTGAGCTTGGTGAGTCCCCCAGCCTAGTGATACCAACCATACTAGCATTGTTATCTTGTGTAATACCTTCTACAGCTTCAGGATTGGTAAGGTCACTTACTGCCTGTGCCATCTCCCACATATCCCCAATCTCTGCTGAGAGGATGTCTATGTACTCACCAAATATAGTCTCTGGGTCTGAGTTGAGTGCAGCTAGGGTTGGTTTAGATGCAGCCCTAGCTACTAGGGAGGTTCTTATATCTGAGAATCTCTTTAAGTTAAATCCGTTAGGAGTTACTCCGAAAGTCATATCAATACCTTATAAAGTTAATTCAACTGAGCTTCCGTCAGTAGCTAGTACAGTGAATGTCATGGTGTAGCTTCTTGCAGAGGTCTTCATCTCTGATGAGAAATCTTGTAGGATCTCTACACCCTCCGTCTCTTCTATCTTAAGTATGAAGAAGTTATCTAAGAACTCCTTAGTAACACCCTTTCTTAGAACCTGTCCGTAGTAATCAATACCAGCAGTAAGGTCAAAATCATACTCACCTTGGAATAATTTAAGTCTTACTGTAAGTCTCTGCCTTAAGGAGTCTGCAAAGGTTGTTGTTGTACTCAACTGATCACCTGTAAAATCAAGGTCACCAGTTGCTGTGTCTAGTAAGAAGTCTGCCATAGGTTATCCTCTAAGGTGCTGGCACAGGGGCTGTAGTAGGTACGGTACCTAGTCCACCAGAAGTATCTGTGTAATTGTGTACGTGGGTGTCAAGGGTATTGAGTAGTGTGGATATATCACCACCAGAGGTATGTATATCGCCAGTAGCTGTAACAGTCCCATTGACTGTTAAGTTACCTGTAATAGTTATCTCGCCACTTGCTGACATAGTAATCTTAGATGCAGACCCCTTACCTGTAATCTCTACAGAGCCATCTTCCTTGAGCCTAACCTCATTCTCATTACCTGTATTGATATTACTCTTTAGTACAGTGTCAGTATAGGAGTCAGCTAATGATTGATTCTCTGACTTTCCTGCATGATGCTTGAATGGGAAGATGCCTGGGATTGCTATTGCTGAGTTATAGTCTAGCTTCTGGAATGACTCAGGTTCTACAGTAGATCCATCACCATTTAACCAGTTCTGGAGAGGTCTAGCTGAGAATACTACTAATACATAGTCACCTACTTTCAAAGGTACCCGTAGGAGTCCACTGGAGGACCCTGGGAAGACGATCGGTACTTCCCTTACCTCTGGGTACTCTAATGATTCAGCACCCCTGAGGAGCTTTCTAAGGACAGGACGTACGGTTACCTTAGTTATATCACCCTCAGGTATGTTGATTATCTTAGCAGGTATACTTGTCCAAGAACCAGCCTCAAATACCTTTATGTGGTTATCTATGACTCTTGATAGGCTCATTTAATATCCTCCGTAACTATGTTAGAGAACCAAACACCTTTATAGAAGTTAAACTCATGGTCAATAGACTTGATGGATACCTCTTCATCATAGTTCTTAGATTTGATCTTAATGCTATCCCCAGGTCTAAGAGTAGGTGAGAGTATTACCTTAAACTTCTTCCCAGTCTTCTTATCTGCACTACCCTTAGCTCTATCTGCATTAATAAGTATTTTTGAAGGGGTTTCTACAAGACCTGTCTCTGGGGAGAATACAGGTATCAGAGGCTTAACTCTTCTACCAGAACCCTTGGGGTATACATCAACTTGACCATTAACCACATTCCATTCAAGCTCTAATCCATCACAAAGGTCATCCATAACCTTGAAGGATGGCCCTGTTGCAGTGTATGTGTAGAAGGGCTGGTTAAGTCCTTTACCTGTAGCTACCTCTGTAATAGGCCCTACTCCAGTGTTATTGTGTATATCCCCTAATGCTAACCCCATATCAATCTGTATAATATCCTTGACTATATCCTCAGCTATGACTGGTGATTGGTCCCAGGTCCTATCTGTTTGTGCATCCCTAAACTGTGCATAACTATCACTGGCCTTGATGGTAGTCATATTACCAGTGCCCGGATTCTTAGTAGACATGGACGTTAACCCACCTCTAAACAACTCCTTAAGGTCTTCTCCTGGATATCCAACCTCAAGTAATAGGAAAGTGTCTTCTTGAGAGATCTTATCTATAGAGGACTGAGATAGGTTATAGATAGTTATAGAGAGGTTATTACCCTCAGATGACTTATCCATCTTTATATTACCAGTAATCTGTAATTCACTGATAATGACTACCTCTGTATCTTCTGTAGCTGAACCTATGTCTCCAAATATGACTGTCCCCGGACCAGTTGCAGCTATAGTTAGCTTGTATTGGTGATTAAGGAACCTAATAGACATTTCATATCACCTCATCTAATGATACATAATAGAGTTTATCAGTGGTGGATATAGAGTCGAAGTCTGGGCTTAACTTAGTGTTGGTTGTGTCCACTAAAAGTAAGAACCCTTGGGGGGACTCTGAAAGGTAACTATACTTAGAACTAAGTGGACTATTGTAATTAACCCTGTGTCCAAGAAACATAGGGTCTCCGTTAGACCTATAAAGGCTCATATACCAACCACCTAGCTTCTCTACCCAATTAAACTTCATACGGTAGGTTACCTGGTCTAAGCTTATACTGAACAGCTCTGATGGAGATGAGCTTACTGGAACCTGAACTATAGCCATGTCATTTATCTCCGAAAATAGCAGACTTGAAAGATGAGAATATCCCCTCAAAGTCTATAGACTCAAAGGCATCTAGGGCTATAGTTTTATCAGCCTCACTTGCCTCTTTAGCAACCTTATTTCCGACTTCCTCTGTAGGAGGTACTTGCTGTATGTTAGTGTCTGTCTTCTTAGTAGATGTATCAAACTTAGATACAGCAAACCTTATCTGTTCTAAGGTACATTTAAAACTGAGAGATTGTCCAGTACTACTATCCCTGTTAAACTCCAGGGAAGTCATTACCACATTTTCAAAAACCTGGGATGGTGTGCTGAAGGTAAAAATGGATCTCTCACTCATCAACCTCTTTAAGTACGCTTTAGCTGTGTCTGATTTACTATCCTTTGAATCCAGTGGATTACCCTTACTTAGCTTAACTACTATATCCCCTACCCTACTAATCTTAGATGATATGAAGTTTGGGGTTACATCAGGTATGACACTTGCAGCTCTTGATAATGCTCCTTGAGATGACTCTGGCAATTGCTTTATAGCTGCTGATACAAGACTACTCTCTTCTGGAAGTAATGCATCACTTACCAAACCATTGATAGATAACCTGAGGTTATCCTCAGAGATATTCTCTGCTACCTCACTACCAGACTCTACCCTATATTTGCTTAGGGTGTTCCTTCTTGACTCATTTATAGAGATAACTGCATCTACAATTAACTCTTGTTTATTTATATCAAGGAACTTAGACCTCTCAGACATTATAAAGTACTCCCTTTGAGAGATGCTTGCCCCATCAAGGATTCACTTAGCTCCCCTCCAGTTCTAGCATCTGTGTTTAGGTTATCTATGTTTATAGTAACCTCTTTGGCTGGTTGGGGTACATCCGTCCCTCTAGCCACTGAACCACGGAGTATCTGAGAGGACCTAACCCCATCATTAAATCCGAAATCAGCAAATAGGTTACCTACCTCTTTAGCCCTAGCAGCCCTTAACTCCTTTATCCTATCCAAGAACTCAGGTATACTCTTTGGCATATTTGGGACTTTTCCAAAAAACTTCTCAAACAGAGAGTCCTTGCCTTGGAACCAAGCTGAGAGATCTTCCAATGCTACTACTAATCCCACTACGGATGCAGTAAGTAACAGTGCCGGGAAAGATGTTAGTGCTATTGCAACGCCTAGTGCTGCTATAGCTGTAGTAACTACTGGAAGACTTTTAAACAAAGCAGGTATGTCTGAAACTAATGTT